AATGAAAGTGTTTGATAACCAACATAATACATATTAAGTGTATAATCATTTGTTAGACCACTTACCATTTTTACATCTAGAACAGTTTTATTAGATTTTAATTGACTAAAATCCAGGCTTCCCGATGGTTCCACATTAATCGGATTCATCGAGAATGCATACGTGTATATATTTCTAAATGGTCTTGATAACCGGTTTGATAAAGGTACGGTATATTTATAGTATTTATGGTCACTATCCTGAAAACCTGGTACATCTTCACCATTTATAAATATTTTGGCGCTTAGCATTGGTGGATTATAAAATTCATTTATTATTGAATATTGTACATTCGACGAAAAGTTATATCTATTTGCGAATACATTTGCTAATAAATTATTACCACCTGTAAATATTTTTTCATCTTCAAACTCTTCCCGTCTAAAAAACCAATTGATACTTTTAACTGGTATTTTAGGAACGAGTTCAAGTTTGGTAGTCGTTTCACCAGCTTTTATAACAGTCGATGGATGTCTTTGTACAAAATCGGTAATAAAAGTATGTTTTTTGTTTTTTATATACGAACGTTCACTATCTTCTAATGTAATTTCTTCCGTTACGATATCAAAACTATTTAATGATATAGTACCTGTATAATCGGTAAAAAATGTTTGTGGTTTAAATTTTATATCAAATTGTATTTTTTGTTTATTAATAGCACACGTTGGGAAATATGGACGATTTGGTTTATTTGTATCGTATTCATCACCTTCATATTTTCTTGAAAAGAAAAATGGTATTGGTATAAATAGTTTAGACTTAAACTGACTAAAAATTTGATTACCTGCTAATAAAGCTGTATCTTCGGCTAAATTTCTATTAACCGTATACCTTTTTGTTCTCTTTTCTGATTCATCTAGGTAAAGTTCATCGTATATTATACCCCAATCGGAATGGAATGTTTCAATAATGGTTTCGTCTACACGCATTGTTATTGATTCTATTACGTGTCTACCAACTTGATCAGCGTAATAATAATCATTCCCCCCTCCAGATGGTAATCCTGGGAGTTCCATTGAAATATACATATTCGATAAAAGGTCACCCATGTTTCTCGGGTTAAGTGTAACCTTAATAGTTTCATCGAATGGCCAACTCGCTTTAGCATTCCCTGGTTTAATTATATTTGTACTCTTATGAAATTTTCTAAAGTTAGAATGTCTCTTAACATCATAATTAAATAATGAATTTGTAGTTTCATTTTCCAATAAGTATGTATCTTGTTTACCTATTGCGTTTAATGATATTATAGCGCCTGTGTCTGGTCCACTTGTATCACACATACTATTTATTATAACACATTTTTTTAAATGTCGTTATACACAATCATTTGCCTATTTTTAAAATTCTTACATATATATTTTTGTAAGGAAATGTACCATAATTGTACATATAAAGTTGATAACGAATAACATTGACCTTTTAACGATTTAACCTTTCCAATTTCAAAATCTCTTATTTTTTTTAAACCTGGTTTTTTTACAAGTTCGAAACACGAAAAACATACACGAGTAAGTTTCATACCTAAAAACTTATAATATGTTTCATTATTATATAACCATATAGGCCTGATATTTCTATATTTCCTTATAAGACTTCTAACTTCGTAATTATCCGATTTAATATATACATTTAAAGGACAATTACATAGAAAACAGAACCCTTTGCATCTAATTCGTACATACATAAAAGATACAGTTATTATTCTTTTATGTACTATAATGAAATTATACAACCTGATGGAACTCCTATTATAGGTATAAATTACGATGAAGAAAGACCAACTATACTGGAAGTTTTACCCAACCCCGAAATCCAACAACAACAACCCGACTATCAAATATTCGATCCGAAAATTTCATATTGGTTAAATTTGTTTATTATTTTAGTTAGTGTATATTACACATTTTCATATGATAATATGATATCTATATCTAATTGTATAGCATGTATATTACCATTACATAGTACGCAAAATAACAGTTTATACGGTATTATTGGGTATACTGTATATATTATGTTTGCTATGCTGTTAACAACATTTTTGGGTATATATGAATATTTATGGTATTATGTTATTTGCAATTCTATAATTATATGTATTTTTATAACCTCAGTTGCGAAATATGTAATATATAGTACGAATCAAACTCAAACTCAAAACATAAATGAACATGTTATATGAACAAAAAGACCTAGATGTTGCTAAATCGTTGTACGGTGACGATATAGAAAAAAGTGAACGTTTTGCGAGAAGTATACATAAACTCAGGGAGTCTCGCAAAAAGTACGATGATAAAAGAGAAAAGTACAAAATCAAATTTATTGAAACTGTTCCCGAACGTAAAATAGAAAATAGAACAAAATTTAACACTTGTGCCGCTTCAACGTTAGGTGGTAAAAAGTGTAATTTTAGAGCATCTTGTGGCAAATACTGCAAAAAGCATTTACCTAAAATTTAAATATATTGTAATAATAAAATGTTAGATCAGGAAACACTCCGACCCGTCATAATAGCCATGGCACTTTATCTTGCACTTTCTCAACTCATACCAGAACTTTTCAAAAAACCAACAAATATTAAAATAATCGACGATATAGTTGCAATGCTTATTGCTCAAAGAGGTTCACTTACATCAGGTACTATTCTCACCGGTATCATTGTTTTCGTTACGAATTACGTTAACGACGAATTCTTGTAAAACGTTTTCTTTACTCGTTAAAAGTCGTGTTTTTGAATGATCCATATACCTTATTTTTTTATTATATGCATCTTCCATGAATTCCATAAGTTGTTCCATATTTGGTTTCCCCCATTGCATACCTGCTTTATAGAGAAAATCATCCCTTGGTAATTTATGAAGTTCACATTTTATAGTATACGGGGTATCTATATACTCTGTAGCCCCTCCATAATCTGTTATAATCACAGGCTTATTTCTTATTGCTGCTTCTACGGCACCCATACCAACTCCCTCTGATGATGAAAAATTCACATAACAATCCGATCTACAGTGTATTTCTTCCATAACTTCATCGGAAACTAAGTCATTTATTATTGTTACATTTGGTATATTGATTTTAAACGGGTATTTACACGTTGCTTTAACAATTAATCGTGAATCGGGTTTATTTAATCTTACAAATGCTTCTAATATCTTATTAAAGTTTTTTCTCGGATCATATACATTACCTATATGATAAAACGTATATGGTCTTTTATCGGGTATATGTGCATGTATAACACAAAACTTTGTATTTGGGAACTGTCTTTCGAAAACATTTTTACAGTATTTACTGGGTACCATAATACTGTCAAATAGTTCGAAAAGTTTACCGTAATCTTCATGAACAGTTTCAGTTTCACAGACGGTCATACAAACAACTTTTTTTATTTTACGTTTGATTTCTGGTATTTTATCTAACCAATATTTAACAGGAAGTGCGAATATAAAAGCGCTATCAGATTCAGGTATTTCCTGGTCTATTTCAATATATTTAGTATACCCATCTTCAGGGAAAAGTTCCATATATTTTGTACAGTGTTGACCGATTCCACTCAGGAGAGTTGGTCCAATGAATAACATTTACTATAAAGATTATCTTTCTTTTATATATATTACACAATGGACTCTGTCAGAGAAAAAATAACGATTGAACTCGCTAGATCTAAAATTCGTACTGAAGAGATATACTCTATCATTAAACAAATTGCTGATCACATAGAAGCACCAACACCAGCGAGAGTTGTTAAACCAGCGCTAGTTGTTAAACCAGCACAAACACCAGCGCCAGCGCCAACACCAGCGCCAACACCAGCGCCAACACCAGCGCCAACACCAGCGCCAACACCAGCGCCAGCGCCAAAATCAGCTGCAAAGAAAATTGTTTCTCCAACTAAAAAAGCACCAGCTAAAAAGACACCAGTTAAAAAAACTGAATAAATTTAAAACCTTTGTTGCATAGATATTGGTATTTGGGTAGGCGCGGGTACACTTTTACGGTTTATCATATAAAACCCACCGCATATTAATAAAATTATTGTCAAAAGATAGTAAAGAGGGTATTTTTTCTTTTTTTCCTTTTCCATTTGTTCGATATCTTTCTTATCTGGAAGTTTTTTAACGTTTACATTAAGATCTTCTATCTTCCCGATAAGTTTGTACAAAGCCTCTAGAATTTGAACTTCACGGTTTATAGGTTTTTCCTTTACATCAATGGATGTTACTTCCAATGTCATAAACCATTCTGCATCCGATTGTAAATCTGTATATGTATTATCACCTTGTAATTCGTTTATTTTAAAATCGAGTTTTTGTATTGATATAGGATTGAACAGATTTGTTTGTCTATTAAAACTTCTCCAATGTTTATCATGTTGTTTATAATTATTAGACCCGTCAAAATCTCTTTCCAATGCTATTCTTGCAAAAACCTGCCCTCTACGTTCATCTAACATTTGTGCAACCTTTGGTACATCATCACACAGTATATCTATATACTTGGCACCACTACCTGTACCAGAACCCGTATTACCAATCTGAGTAACATAAAAATCAACCAGTTTTAAACCACACACTTTACTAATATCCGACACGTGTGTATTCGATGAAATATCAAGATCTATTGTAAAATTGTTATTTGTACCTGTCACAAAATTTGAATCAACAGTTATGTATTGTACCTTTTTTGGTAACTCCTGGAGTGAAACCATCTTGTATTTAGTATATAAAAAAATAAATATAAATAACAGCAATAATGTTTACCTTTTATGCTAGTGTATGTCGTTTATTATCACCAAATCCACAAGAATTAAAAAAGTCATATTCGTGTTCATCTTTTGATTCTAACGTTAATGTGGAAAAAACACCGTATATAGATACAGAGAATAGTAAATATAGTGAAATTGTTTCAATGAACGATGCTGGTGAAGTTATTGTATTAGAATATAACATATACGATAAAACGTTTGTTCAATATATACCTAAGTTTAAAAGATAAGTATAAAAATATATAAAAATGAAATGGACGACTACATTGCCTTACACACGTACGACTATAAACTCTCGTTTTGTCAAGCGACAAACGAACTTCCGGGTGACATGCAAAGACTCATATGGGAAAAACTTAACGCGTACGAATCACGTGATCTCGTGTGTCCGGGAGCCCCAAAAAAACAATTACGAAATACACGATTCTCAAAAGAAAGACTCGAAACGTTGGCCAGAAAATGGAAAGGAAAATGGGGGTAATGAACTTTATCAGCGTATGAAAACATTGGCATATGAAGAGTTTTGTTACGATGATTTTAAACGTGAAGAGTATGATTCGTATTCATTGGTTTTATATAGAACAATGTTAAATGAATTAGAATACGAAAGGCGTAATTTGAAATACATAAACCTTTTTGGTGAAAAATGGAGAAAAATGCCCAGAAAACAAAATAATTTTACACACGAAGATAGATTAACTGAAATACAAGTTCGTATATACGAATCAGTTAACAGATGCGAGGAATTTCTCGATAAAGA